GTTCTTTGATATTCCTAAGAGATTTATTTAGTTATCCTTCAGATCCTGACTTTGATGAATTGGGTTCACTTGAAATTTCAGATGCTTACATTGATGAGTGTTCACAGGTAGTGAGTAAGGCAAAGGATATTCTAAAGGTCAGGATAAGATACAAGCTAACTGAGTACAACTTAATCCCTAAAATCCTCTACACTACAAACCCGACAAAGAATTGGGCTTATAGTGAGTTCTACAAGGCACACCAAAGAAACGAATTACTTGATCGCAGGAAGTTTGTTCAGGCTTTTGCATGGGACAATCCGGATTACCCGAAGTCAAGTTTGGAGAGCTTAAAGAATATGCCTGAAGGCCCGGAGAAAGAAAGGCTTTACCGGGGTAATTGGGATTACAGCGACGATCCTTCTGTTTTGTGTGAGTTTGATGCAATCTTGGATATGTTCACAAATGATCATGTGAAAGGAAACGGAAAGAAAAGGATCAGTTCAGACTTAGCAATGCAAGGCCGGGATAAGTTCATTGTAGCGTCTTGGGACGGCCTTGTTTGTTCGTTTAAGATCGATAAAGGCAAATCAGACGGTAAATCAATTGAGACCGATGTTAAGAACGTAATGACTCAAGAAGGGGTGTCTCACAGTCAAACGATAGTTGATAGTGACGGGATGGGAGCTTACCTGGAAAGTTACTTGAGAGGAATAAAAGAGTTTCATGGTGGGGCTCAGGCGATGCACAAAAAGGAATTCGCAAACCTGAAAGCTGAGTGTGGTTATAAGCTGGCAGAGAAGGTGAACAAAAGAGAGATTAAGATCATTTGTTCACCAGCGCAAAAGGAGCAGATAATTAAAGAAATGGGAGTATTAAAAGCAAAGAATGTTGACATGGACGAAAGTAGAAAGAGGTTGATAGGCAAGGATGACATGAAGGAACAGTTAAACGGGAAGTCACCGGACTATTTAGATACGTTAATCATGGGGATGTATTTTCAATTATCAGAATTTTCAGTCGCAGTAGCATGAATTTACTTACAAAGATCATATTAGGGAAGAAGATGGTTGAGTCGCTTAAAAGGTACAGAGACCCGGCTATTAATTCAGCTATCAGGTACTTGGTTCAGAACGGAAGACTAGTTACTCCTGCGGATAATAAACTGAACTACATAAACGAGGGCTATAACAAGAATGCGATTGTTTATTCGGTTATAAATATGATCCTTGATAAGGTTGTACTTCCAGAGTGGGGACTTTATAAAGTTGTTGATGAACAAAAGTTAAAAGAATCGCAACGATTAATGTCTCAAAAGACCATTTCGTTTAAGGATCTAAAGAAGGCTAAAGAATTAAAGGCTGAAGCCGTAGAGCCGTTAGACAAATTTAATGTTCAAGCTGGCAAGTTAAAGGGGCTTTTAAAATACGCAAACGAAACAGATACTTTTAGCGATCATCAAAGGTCGCTTTTCCTTTATAAACTTTTAGTTGGTGATTATTACGAGTGGGGCGAAATGCTTACTCAAGGCGCTAACGCTGGTGTTCCGAATGCTTTATGGTCATTACCGGCTCATTTAATAAACATAAAAGTAACTGACGATTTCCCGGCAAGACCTACGGCTTATGAACTGTACACATGGCAGAAGTCATTTACTAAAGCAGAAGTTTTACATGAGAAATACGTTAATCCTAATTGGAATATTAACGGTGAACAGTTATACGGGTTCTCTCCTTTGAAACCATTTCTTAAAATACTTAATCGTAATAATTCAGCGGTTGATGCTGCTGCTGCTAAATTCCAGAATGGGGGAGCTGAGTTTATGATCTGGGCTGATGATGATAAACTTGATTACACCGAAGCGACTGAACAAGCAAAAGCAGTTAAGACAAAATGGAATGAGGAATATAGAGGGCCAAATGAACAAGGCAAGGTCGTGGTAAGCGGAATTAAAATGGGCGGTATGCCAATTGGATCCACTCCGGTTGAACTTGGAATAATCGAATCTGAAAAGTGGGACGCTATAATGATCTGTAATGCTTTTGGTGTGCCTCCTGAGCTATTGGGACTGACACAGAAGACCTATAACAACGTGAAGGAAGCAGAGAAGGCATTAACAATGAGGTCAGCTATGCCGCTCCTAATCAGTCGTAGGAACGCTTTTAACTGGAAGATACAGACTGATTGGGGATTTAAAGGGCAGAATATTTATATTGATTTCGATACTCAATGCTTCCCTGAACTTCAGGTTGACATTAACGAAACCATGACAGCAATCAGCCAGTTAACAATGGTCACTCCGAATGAAGAGAGAGAGGCGATTAATATGGAAATGAGGCCAGAGCCTGAAGCAGATGAACCTTGGACTAAAACAGGCAGAACGCCTTTGAGTGATTACCAAGCAACCGTAGTCGATAACGCATTAAATGCAAACGATGGTACAGGAAATGGAACCGCCAACGGGCAAGCGAATAATAACGGAACAGGATCTAGCCAAAATGGCAAAGGACGAATTTCCTATGCCAAAGAAACCATGTCCTGATGTTAAGAGAAGGATATTAAGGTTAAGGAATGACTTTATATTGATGTTAAAAAGACAACAAGAGAATGGGTTGGTCGAGAGTAAATAAGAAATATAAAAAACCTTTAGGTTGGTGGTATAATAAAATTATGTGTGAATTGGCTTGGACTTTTATTGATCATGGTAAAATTTATTATAAATACTTGAATAGGCTTTGTGATTACGGCTTTAATCTTTATGGCGAAAAAATATGAATCTAAACAAGAAATATGAATCGTTGTTCTTTCCGAAAGTCCACAAGACCATTCAGAAGAAATTCGATGAAACTATTTCTATTGTCGAAAACTTAGGAGTGAATGCGGCTATTGCTGCTTTAAGTAACGACTTGACCAATCCAGAACTAACTGCTACTATACAACAACTTTATTCAACTGTGGGGGTGAGGTACGCTAATAAGGCTACGAGAGAACTAAAGCAGCAACAAAGGAAATCTGTTTTGCTTGATTTAGAGTTAAAAGAAGGTGGTGCTTTTGGTTTCAATTCTGAGTGGGTGACTTGGATATTAAACTACCTGAGGACTCATTTGATTCAAAACATAACCTTTAATGTAAACAGGACTACAAGAGAATTTTTATTATCCGTACTCAATGAATCAATAAGTAAAGGATGGGGAGTTGATGAAACTGTAAGGGCTTTAGAAGGCTCTCAGTTCAGCGAAATGCAAGCAGCACGAATAGTAAGAACAGAGGTTAACGCTGCTACAAATGCGGGTACGTTAGCAGCTGGTGAAACTTACGAGTATCAAATGCAAAAAGAATGGATCGCTGTGCATGATAACAGAACAAGAGGTGTGAATCCTAAAGACCATGCTTCGCATATTGGGTTAGACGGGACAGTAATAGATTTTGAAGATGTTTTTATTGACCCTAGAAATGGTGACAGGTTAAGAAGTCCGGGTGATCCAAGAGCCAGCGCAGAAAGCACGATTAACTGTAGGTGTCAAATGTCGCTGAAACCTAAAAGGGATTCAAGAGGTCGCCTAATTCCTAAAAGACAATTCACAAGTGTAATTTATCCTAATCAAATCAGGCAGGGGAGGACTATTTTGATATGACTTATTCATTCAGAACAAACGGAAACTTTATAGACTTTATCCATACAGATAACACTAATCAAGCGGTTGAAAGTGTATTGAGGTCTTTACATAATACTTCCCGTTGTATAACATGGAGTTTACCGGAGGACACAACAAGGATAAGTTTTGTGGTTGATGATATAAGGGTTGATAATTTTTTACTTACTGAAATAGATTTTGATGGTGTTGCGATTGACTCACAGGACGATTTTGAAACGGGAATTATTGCAGCGTTTCCTGGTTTGGCAGGCGGTTCTTCTCCTTCTTCATCGTATTTGGTGTATACGGCTTTATTAACACAAACTGGGACAGATGCGCCAATAGAAGTTTTCAAATCAAACACAATAGACAATTCTGCTGTTTGGCAATATGGGGACGTTGGTTATTTTTTTATGGATACCAATTTGGATTTACCAACTGATAAAGTATGGGGAGCATCAAATTTTAATGCCCCTCCATATACTATACCTTTAATACCCATTATTGCCGGAGGTGCAATAGTTGGTTACTATGATATTGGATATTATAATAATGGAGGTAAATTATCATTTCAAATAGATACATACAATTCCTTATTAGTTCAAACAAATATTTCATTTCAAATAAGTATAGAAATAAGAGTTTACCCATAAAAACCCCTATTGGGATAGATGATAGAAAGTGACATAATAAAAAAGTAAGAAAATGAAAGATATATATTCATACAAAGACTTTACAGCCGATCAAATCTTGTTTAAAGATGTTGACGGGAAGAAGGGAATTGTGACAGGATACTTTGCAAATTTCGATTCTTTGGACTCTGACGGTGATGTGATTAAAAAAGGAGCTTTTGATATTACAATAAAAGCAACAGGGCCTCAGTCAGCAAAGCCAAGAATTAAACATTTGCTTAACCACGATCCTTCTCAGCCGTTGGGAGTTTTGACTGTATTAAAAGAGGACGATAGGGGTCTTTACTATGAATCTAAGTTAGGTAATCATGCTTTAGGAATTGACTTTGTGAAAATGGTTGAATCGAATTTAATAAGTGAGCATTCTATAGGCTATCAAACGAAAACATTTAACCAGGTCACAGCATGGGAAGATTACAAAGAAGGAATGGTTAGAAGAGAATTAACTCAATTGAAACTTTGGGAAGGGTCAAGTTTGACCGCTTGGGGAGCTAATTCAAATACCCCTTTAACTGGATTAAAGTCAATTGAGATAAATAAACTTTTAGGGAAATCAGAGGCAATAGAAAAGTTTTGTCGTGATTCAAAAGCGACTGACGAGACTATTGAAACTCTTTTAATATATAATAAACAACTTTTGCAAACTATCACGGAACTAACATCAAAACAATCGGATGTCTCCATTGTTACCGATCCAGTTGAAGTAGTTAAGGACATTGATACGTTCACAAAAACTATCGCTTGTCCAAGCTGTTTTAAGCAGACATACAACACACAGGCAGAAAAAGGTTTTTGTAAATGCCACTCGTGTAATGCAATGTTCGCAGCAGGAAGTAAACTATTTTTTAAACTGTAAATTTTTTAACAATGGACGACAACATGAATTTAAGCCTACAGCAACAAATACAAAGTATGCTGAAGGCAACAAAAGAAAGCCTTGAGCTTGCTACTAAAGAGCAACTTCAGGGAATTGTCCTTTCTGTTGAGACAATAAACCAACAGATCGCAGCTTTGGCTCCTAAGAAAGACATTGAACTTATCGGTCAACTGAAAAAAGATGTTGACCAACTGAATGAGAATCTTCAGAAGAACCAGACATTTATCGACAATTTTATCGCAGACCAGGATAAGAAAAAAACAGAACGTCCTACTTTTCAGGACGGTTGGAAGGGTCTTTTGGATGCAAATATCTTCTCTAAAAAAGAAGATGAGATCGTTAAGATGTCAAATGACAGGAATTTGAATATGTCAATGAGTTTGAAAGTAGCTACGATGCTTTCTTCAAATGCGATCACAGGTGATGTGATGCACACTTACAATACTCGTCAGGGTATCGTTCCTTCTCAGAAGTGGAACTTCAGGGACATTTTACCAACAGTTCAAAGTCCTACAGGGTCTTTCGTGACCTATCGTGAGACAGGAACAAGCGGATCAATAAGCGTTCAGACTGAAGGTGAACTTAAAACACAGATCGATTACGCATTCACAGAGGTTAAAACAGTAAGCAAGTACATTGCTGGTTGGGCTTTAATCTCTAAGCAGTTCATGTATAATCTTCCTTTCCTGAATAACACTCTTCCAAGAATGTTGCTCCGTGATTTCTATAAGAAAGAGAACGATTATATTTATGACACAATGATCGCTGCTGCTACGGGTTCGACAACTACTCCTACGGTGGCTGCTGGTGGGCCTACGAACGATGCGGAGGAAATATTGTTCTGGATCGCTAATCAAAGGAACGCTGATTACAATGCAGATTATGGTGTTGTTGATTGGAGCCAATGGGCGCATCTTTTAAGATCAGGTCGTAACACAACTTCAGGTTACGGGTTCCCTGGCAACTTCCCAATGGGTAACGATGTGAATATTGCCGGTACTCCGATCTTGGGTGCTTCATGGGCAAGCGCTGGAGAGTTCCTGCTTTGGGATAACGATTATGTTGAAAGAGTAGAAACCGAGAGCCTGAATGTTTCCTTCAGCTACGAGGACAACGATAACTTCCGCAGAAACCTTGTTACTGTGAAAGTTGAGTGCTTTGAGGAGTTAAACATTCTCAGACCAAATGCCATTATACATGGTGAATTTGGCGGATCCTAATTAGTTCTTGACGGATTCCATTATAAACGAGAGAGGGGTAGTCCCGTAAGATTACCCCTTTTTAAAAAAACTTAAAAATTATGGCAGCACCAGGAAAATGGAAGATGTACGAATCAGCTAAGTTAGCTTGGGCTAATGGTACAATTGACTTTGATAGTCACTCTTTCAAGATCAATTTATATCTAAGTACGTCTAACGCTAACACGCTTACAGCAGCAACGATTACTCAGTTAACTGATATAACGAACCAAGTTGCTACTGCTTTCGGGTACACACAGAATACAAAGGCAGTCACGATAACAACGGTGAATAGTTCAGGAACGATAACGATTGATGAAACTACTAATCCGGTGTGGACGGCTGCGGGAGGTTCAATCACGGCGAGGTTTGCGGTTATCTATGACGATACACACGCTAATGATATGCCGATTGCGGTGTGTTTGTTAGATACAGCTCCGGCAGACGTGACAGCGACAGACACAAATACTTTTACGATCACCCAAAACGCTTCAGGAATATTTACGCTTTCTGGTGGCGCATCTGATTAGCCATGGCAATAGTATTAGGCACAAACTCAGGTTTCGTTATAGTGGTTCCTTCGGCTGACCCGACAGGTTCTGATACTACTATTGACGGATCTTCGGTTGTGACTAAACACACTAGTCCTGTCGGGTCAGTTAAGATAACCGAAATAGGTTGGTACAGAGGTTCTGGAACAAATACTGCAAATTTTGAAGTTGCTCTTTATTCTGAAAGTGCAGGGGTTGCAGCAACCAGGCTTTTTGTAGATAATACGAATTCAAGTGCTGCGGGTGGATGGATTGCTACGACTGTTGATTGGGCAATAAGTGAAAGTACTGCTTACTGGTTAGCTGTTCAGATGGATGCACATTCAGGATCGAGTACAATTGATTCCGCCGCTTCTGGTGGGGTTGGAATTGATGTGTTGACTTCACAGACTACCCTAAACGATCCTTATGGCGGCGGTGCTGTATCTGACGCAGATGGAATATTTGCGATATATGCAAAGGTTAGTATAGCTAGAAACGTAACTGCAGGGCTTGGCGCTTTAACTTTAACCGGGTTTGCTCCGGTGGTGACAGCAAGTGACAATAAGAATTTAGCGGCAGGATTAGGAGCTTTAACGCTTGCTGGACTTGCTCCTGTGGTAGCGGTAACTAACAATAAGAATTTCTTGGCAGACGTAGGTTCTTTAACAATTACTGGTTTTGCTCCGGTTGTTTCAGTAACGGATAATAAAAACATGAATGCTGGCTTAGGTGCTTTGACGTTGACGGGGTTTGCTCCAGCAGTTGTTTTGCCTTTAAATATAAATGCTTCT